AACAAGGGAAACGATCACCTCTTGGATCCTAAGGCGTTCGCTTATAGTTGAAGCTGCGTCAAGCCTACTGATCGCACGTTGGATTTGTGGGTCAGTTGATTCACGAGCAGCAGCAATAGTTTCGCCTTGCTTTTTTAGAGCAGCCTCAGACCGAGGGGAAATCAATGTATTAAAAACGTCAGCCATAAAAGCTTTAAATCTTGTAAGAAATACTTCAAAGTCGTTGGAGAAATCTTTTGTTGTCTGAGAAAATTCCTTTAAAGCTTCTACCCCTCTCTTGCCTATTACTTTTTCTAATTCTTTCGTGGCTAGACTGAGCGCTCCAGCGGCGTCACCTGTTTTCTCCAGATCTAGGATCAGTTTTTCTAACTTAGAACCGCTAAGGCCGGACGCTGTTGTAATTGCGCTTATGTCTGCCGTCAAAGGGTTCAGTGCTGCCCCAAGTTCTTTAGCGCCTTCGACTAACGTGTCAAAAGAAGTACCAAGTGCCGTGCCAACCAGTGAGAGGCCGAAGCCGAATTGACCGCCTACTAAACCGCCAGCCGCACCACCCAGTCCGCCGCCCACTGCAGCGCCTGCACCCTGGCCGAACAGAAGTGGGAACGCTCCACCGATGATGCCGCTGCTTAGCGCATCTCTTTGACGTTGCTGCGTTCGTCTTCCACGCTTAATTTTTATCTCTCTGTTTATCCTACGTTGGTTTACAAGCTCCTGCTCCGTAGCGTTACTTATCTGTTTACCTATTGCCGCCATTTGTTGCAGCAACGAAAGCTGTAAATTGTACTGAGTTACTGTAGAGGCAGACGTTCTCTGTATGCGCTGCTCAATAGCTAATGTTTCAGTTCTTTTGGCTGCGGAAGCTGCCAAAGTTTGTTCGGTCCTTACACCACCCGGTATTGGTAGAGGTCTGGTGTATTGAGTTAGACCTTTAGCACGTTGGAGGATTTGGTTTATTTCTGCTTTTGTAGCGCCATGTGTTTGAAGTTCTTTATTTAAATCACTTAGTCTACGCTCTTGCAGTTCTTGTAAGGACTTATACACGGCTTCCATATCCTTAACGCCCTGCGTAATCGCTGCCTGCTTCTGTGCGGAAGTGGCTTCCAAAGGGCCAATGAACGCCGGTAAGCGTGAAGATAATGCTGTAGAAGATACTGGACCCGGTCCTATTGGTCCTGAGTACTGCGTACCACCAAAGAAACGAGATCTTGGTGGTAAGCGTGAAGATAATGCTGTAGCCGATGCCTGTCCTGGACCAATTGGTCCTGAATACTGTGTGCGCTCTCTTATTCCAGCGGACGCAAGTTTTACTTTGCGCTCGTTTTCCGCAACTTCAGCAAGGAGGGCTGCTCGCTCTCTCAAACCTGCGTTCAGGTTTCTTGTTGCAGCTAAATAGTCAACTGCAGCTGTGCGAGCCTCTTTCGTACCTAAAGCAACGTCGTTAAACGCATTAGAAGCCTCGTTTAGTTGCCTGTTTAAGTTTGCTATTGAGCGAGGTATACCCTCAGCGTCTTGAGAAAAGGCTTTTAAAAATTTATTTAACTGCTCTACTTCTAGTGCAGTAGCTTTAAGCTTGCCTTGGAACTGGGTTAGGTCTCTAGCGCCCTTTACAGCTATCTCAATTTCAGCTCTGTAGGCCACGATCCACAGCCACTAGGTCATGCCTTATTCTAGGCACCCAAAATTATCGCCTACGCCTGGCTTTCTCCATCTCCTTTTCTTGGTCTTCGTTGAGGACTTTAAAGTAAGCGCTCCAGCCGAGGAGTTCTTCGGGAGTCATTGTGGTGCGGACTTCGGATAAGCTCATGCCCAGCTCTTTGGCGACGCCAAATTGGAGCATGAGCCAGTTGTCTTTGCGAAGTTCCGCACTTAGGAGTTTGGGTCCATCTCCTCGGCGTTTTCGTCTTCGCTAATGATGGCCAGCATCAGGGATTGAAGGTCTTTGTCCTTAACCTCGTTCTTAAGGATGTCGATCTCTCCAGGGGCGAAAAGCTTCTTGCCGTTTTCGTCCAGAGCTTTTGTAATTAGGAGTTGAAGGGCGAACGCACCAGCGTCGTCGGATTTGGCTTGGCGTTGGGCGCGTTCGCGTTCAGCCATGGTCAAAGGGGTAGACCACATTTCAAATGTTGTGCCGTCAGAAAGTTCCACAACCTTTTTGACTGGTTCGAGATTCGCAGCTTTGCGGAGGCGGTCAATAGCGCGAACTGGGACCGGCATGGAGTACAAGTGTATGTGCTTGTACTGTAGCGAAGAACAATAAAAAAGCCCCAGCATTGCCGGGGCTTGATGTGCCTGCTTGTATCAGGTTATCAGGACTTGGTGAAGTCGAAGCTCGGGGCGGCGCTGGGACGGAAGTTGATAGCCACGCTTTGGCCATCGTCAGGGTTCACGTTCAAGCTGGCGGAAGTCAGGATGACGGGAACTTCGATGGAACGGCTGGCGGTGTCGTCTACACTTGCGCCGCTCATAATGCGGTCGATGTAGAGTTTCATCGTTGCACCGTTCTGCTCGCGCTGGATTACGTCTTCAATCAGACGGCTGGCGAGCAGGGTGTCATCGTCGGTGGTATAGACGGTGGCCGAGCCGGAACCGTCAGCAAAGCCAGGGATATAAGCCCGGAAAGGAGCAGTGCCGGTAACAGTTTGACCGATAGTCGTAACATCGATCTCGCTACGAGTGATCTCAAAGTTCCAGTCACGCACCTGACCGACAACTTCAGCAGCCGTATAGGTGATGCTGGCGAAATCAGAACCAAAGCCAGTTGGTGCTGCAGTTGCGGTCTCTTCTGACCCACCCACCGTGGAGCTAAGGGTCATCACACCTGTTGACTCGACATAGGTCAACACGTAGTAATCACCGGCAGCAATCGCGCCAGTAGTGGTCGCTCCAGCGGGGTAGGCCAGAGTGACGGGATCGTTGACACGGAAACCCAGGTAAGCACCAACGGTGATGTCGCCGCCGGTGGTAGGAAACGCGGAAGCGGTGAGGGTGGTGACAGAAGTTCCGGCTGGTTTGTAGTAAAGGGCGCCGGAGGTGCCCGACAGGACGGTTGCCATGAGAAAACCTAACAATGGGAAGTGTCGCGGGCACTGCCCGGCTTCTTACAGGTTAGCTCTTATTTATGTCAGGTCCGTTGCAACATATCCCGTGTCAATCCTACCAACGAAGTGGGGCGATTGATCCGTTGCAGAAAAAGATGGACCGTTGATGTCTCCTACTCTAAGAAATACTCCTGTAGATGGTTTTCCAGTGTTGTTCAGTGTGTTCAGCACAGTAAAAGCGGTGTCTATTAGTTCTTGATTACGCGCAGGACCACGGCCCTTTTCAGTGAAAACACGAATAACGATCGCTCCACGCACGTTGTCAACGCTGGTTACAAGCGTTGGCTCGTTTGTAATTCCGAATGTCACGTTCACGCGGACGTACTCGGTTGTTGTGTTGGGTGGTACAGCAGTGATATTGTCAAAATAAACGGGTACTGCTGGGCTGAGATTATTGAAGGCGGTGAGCAGCGGCGACTCAACAGCAGCGCGGATTGCTTGGTAGTTCATTTGAACTCCTGAAGTAGACCGTCCATTTCAATCCTTAGTGTCCTGTCTAATCTTCCCCCTCTAACATAGTCAGCGAACCAATCTAGGTCCGCAGTAGAACCAGACACAGATAGCGGATTCCCCCCGCCAGGATCTCCCCTGAACGACGGGAATTTTCGTCCGGATGATTCCTGGTAAAACTTACTCCGGCCTAAAGCTGTTTGAGGCTCCTCTGAAACGGGTTTTGCCCAGTCCCTGATGAAAATACCTTCCTCAAGATCTGTTGCTTGCGCGGCATAGTCCGAAAAATTTGAGATGGTTGCAATAGCTCTGTCTTTAATAGGTAGTACGCCCCTGATGTTTTGCCGCCCTGTAAATACGCCGACGGGGATGTTTATGTCTCTTGGATCACCTGGGCCGCCATCGCCTTTATACAGACGACCGTCGTCTGTCTCCAATTGCCATGAGTTTGAAAAGCGCCCGGTCCAGCTTGGGCCTTCTTGCTGTAATTCTCTAATTGTCCTCCTGGCGACGCGTGCTGGGCCAGACACTACTAGCGATGAGCCAAGGCGATCCAAGACATTTACCAGATCTGTTAAATCGTTTCTCATTACTGCGGCCTCGCGATAAGGGTGTGGTAAACCGGGTTGTCGCCGCGATAGGTAAGAATACTTATGATCTTGGCCTCGCGGGTCGCTCCAGCCTGTGGGTACTGGATGCGATCGGCTTCAGTGGGGTAGTAGCCGTTGAGTTCGGCGCTACCGATGATGACTTTGATGTCGGTTGTTTGGTAGAGACCCTCCGATTCGCGCGGAGTGAGGCGGCTGATCACGCCCTTGACTGTGACGTTAGTGTCCGCTCCAGTGACGGTGCCGGTGGCTGGGTCGTATGTGCGAGGTGTGGTGGTTTTGATGTAGGTGATG